GTCTCGCTCGTCTTATCAATTTTGACGTTCAAGGGATCACCTTTAGGCTTGGGAGCCATGACCAGTAGTTTCGTACTGGTCAATTCATGGGCGGCGAAGGCTTCCAATATATTTGACGCTGTTCTCTCTTGTTTGGCATTAGCGTCAAAGTGGCCATTCATGAATGCCCAAAATTTCTTGGCCTTCATAACTGTTCGTACACGCTTCACAGTGGAAGGGGAGACCTTGGCGGTTTCCATTGCCACTGCCTGAGCCTTCGCAACCTTGCTATTGTTTTTATAGAAGGCCTTGAAGAAATCAGCTTGTGAAGTGTTAAGCGTCTCAGCGTCTGCTAGTTCGCAGTACGTGTTACTGGCGATAAGAGCGATTGCATGAAGCGCCAAGTTTTCCTTTGCGCTTGTTGCTTTCGCTTCCATCCCACTAATGACTTCGCAAGATGCGTTAAGCGTGTAAATTTTGTTTTCGATGGTCATTGTCTTAATTTCCTGATTTTGAAATGTGCCAAAAGTTTTTCTCACTGCGAAAAACTATCGCAGTAAAATCGGCGCATGGGTCGTGGCACGTAAGACCCATGGCCTTCGCGGTATTCATCTATTCACAATGTCAAAAAACGTAGTACTTGAGGCCTCTTATAGACTATAAAGAAGAAGCACGTCACTGCGACATAATGACGCAGGTCTAAGTCATTGATATCATTGGATAATGTCTTGCACATTGGAATCATTCTAAATTCAAAAAAGAGCTAAAATGGGCTATTTTAACACTTTTGACGATTGTCTGAGCTGGTCTAAGAAAATTAAAGTGTAACAATATCAATAACTTATGGGATAGATTAGAACTATTGATGATTAAGCTGTAACATATTGATTTTATTGTGATAAATAATCATCATTAGCGCCTGGAAGTAATGGGAAGAATGGCAGAAAACAAGGGTAAAGTAATGCTAAGTAGGTAAAGGGGATGATTTACTTAGCGAATACTTCCACAAGCCTATTGAATACTTGGAAAATTAGGGCTGGACAAGTAAATCGATAGTATTCGTTCGATAAGGTATCTGTTAATCTGGAATGATTCTAGTAATCGTTATTAATTTATGGTGCGCCCAAAAATTCGCACTCGCCCTCGCATATATATATGAAAGGCACTAGAATAAAATTATTTAAAAAACAGGGGTTGACATAGACACTCAATCCCTGTATAATAGTCTATAGAGAAAGACATTAACTAAAATGTTCCTCCTTAATACTAATAATACTTTTTATTTTTTTCTTTTTATCTCATAGGGTACTAATGGAACTAGAATCAAATACTGATAATACTATAGATAACTATATTAACCTATCAAACTTATTAAAAGCAAGAACATACACAGAAGCACAAGATGATTTTCTTACTTTTGTTAGACTTGTTGCTCCTTCACTTGTTTCTGATTGGAAAATGGGTAAACATATAGAAGTAATATCAAATAAATTAGATGATCTTGAGAATGGTCATATAAAAAGACTAATGGTTTTCCTACCACCTCGTTCTTCCAAGTCTGTTTTATGTTCAAAGTTGTTTCCTGCATGGTATATTGGTAGGAATCCTGAACATGAGATCATGACTGTCTCTCACTCTGATCAGTTAGCCAGTGATTTTGGTAGATCAGTCAGGGATATTGTCACCACAGAGCAATTTCAGGACATATTCAGGGGTGTTACACTAAGAAGTGATGTCAGGGCAGCAGGTAAATGGAAAACAAATCAGAATGGAACCTATTATGCTGCTGGTGTTAGGTCACAGATTGCAGGTCGTGGCGCTCACATAGCTATCTTAGATGATGTTATGTCTGAAGAGGATTCATATTCAGAAGCAGGAAGGAGATATGTTAAAGAATGGTATCCTGCTGGTCTTAGAACTCGTATTATGCCTAATGGTGCTATTCTAATTATTAATACAAGGTATCATTTTGATGATCTTTGTGGATGGCTCTTGAAACAACAAGAAGAAATGTCAGAATATAATACTCTTCCTTGGGATGTTGTGCGTATTCCTGCATGGTTAGACGAGGAAGCAGCAGAACTTCTTGATTTACCAGAAGGAGGCTCATATTTCCCAGAATGGAAACCAGATGAAGTCTTAGAGATAGATGAAGCAGAGATCAAAGCATCTAATGGTTCTCGTTATTGGAATTCTCTGTATATGCAAGACCCAACACCAGAAGAAGGTGGTCTGATAAAAAAGAAATGGATACAAGAGTGGGAATATGAAGAACCTCCTACATGTGAGTTCATAATACAGACTTATGATACAGCCTTCTCTACCAGAACTACTGCTGACTATAGTGTTATCCAGACATGGGGTATCTTTTCTCTGTATGAACAGAATGAAATGGGCATAGAAGACTTTGCACCTAACTTGATTCTCTTGGGAAATGTTAGAGGTAGGTTTGAATACCCAGAGCTTAGACGAACAGCACAGATGCTCTATAGTAAACACAAACCAGATGTGTGTATAATAGAAAAGAAAGCCAGTGGTCAATCCTTGATACAAGATATGAGACGTAGTGGATTACCAGTAAAGGATTATTTACCTGACAGAGATAAAGTAGCCAGAGCCTATGCAGCATCTCCTATCATGGAAGCAGGTAGAGTATGGATACCCAAGAATAAAAAGTGGGCAGATGAATTAATAGAGGAACTCACCAGATTTCCACATGCTGCTCATGATGATCAGGTAGATGCCTTGGTAATGGCAATTCATTATTTAAAGGAATCCTGGCATGTCACACATCCTGACGATCCAGAGTGGGAAGATGAAAAAAGACACAAGAGGGTTGCATATTGGAAAGTTTAATGGTATAATAAAGTATGTTAAAATTTAATGAGTATAACTTATGGCAAAGAAAAAGAAAAAATTAGCACCAAGACCAAAACCTAATCCAAGAGCTAAACCTGTTGATACCAGCATGGGGGATAATGAATTTATTGCAGATTTATTAAAATCTCCCTTCATGAAAAATAATCCTTTAGCTAAAGTAGGTTTATATGGTTTGTTACCAGAAGAGCGTACTCCTCTACCAGTTGAGGCATATGATGATCAAACAAATCGAGCAGGATTTTATGTAACAAAATCTAGCGGTAAACCACATAAATTTAACTATGGATCAGATGTTAAGAAAAAAGGTATGGTAGCAATAAGAAGTAGAGATGGAGATATTGAATACAGATATCCGCAAGATATAGAACGAATGCTTATAAAAGATAAAACTTATGTAAATGTAAATCCTATAACAAACAAGGCTTTTGCTAGAACATTGGATAAAATGAAAGAAGTTCCAGAAGGAACAACATCTAAACTTGACGCTCAAATAAATACTATAATACATGAATTAATGCATAGAGGATTTAAAAAAGTTTCTGCATTAAAAAATCTTAGTGCAGGACAAGAACATGCATATATAGAAGAAAAAGAAAAAGCAGCTTATTCTCCACGTTCTCAAGACAATATATTACGACAAGTATATGAAGAAGAATTAAAAAAAGACCCTAATATTTCTAAATATATTAAAACACATATGCCTGAATTATATTTTAAAAAATCTCAGGGCTATCTTGATAAAAAAGCTACAAAACCCATATCAACTATGACAAGATTATTTAGATATTTAATGAAGTAGGAGAATATAATGTGTAAAAACTGTAAATGTAATCCATGTAAATGCCATGATAGCATTAACAATGTGGTCCTTTGAAGATGGTATTAATCATTCTTTAATACGACCTAATTATAAAGATTATTGTTGTAAGAAAAAAGAATGTAACTGTAATATCCCTAAGATGTGTAAAGGTAAATGGCGCAGATATCAAAAAAATGTAATGGAATATCTACACTTAAAATTTAAGGATACCTATAAAAATGGCAATTGAACAGAACCCTTTTGAACAAATTACTCCTACACAGGATAATGTTGTTCCCCTGCCTATGGTAGACGAGTCTAAAGCTACCTTTGAATTAGACGATGATGGTGGTGTCCTTGTAGATTTTACTGAAGAAGAAACTATTGAGATGGGTGCAGAGGAATCTGTGGGAGAATGGTTTCGCAATCTAAGAGATGACATAGAGGAAGATGAGTTAAGTGACATAGGTAGAACCCTCTATGATAATTATGAGTCTGACAAAGACTCTCGTAGTGAATGGGAGTCAATGTTTGAAAGAGGCTTTGATCTTCTGGGACTCAAGATCGAAGAAGCATCTGAACCTTTTGAAGGAGCCTGTACAGCAGTACACCCTCTCTTAATTGAATCAGCAGTTAAGTTTCAGTCTAAAGCATCACAAGAGTTGTTTCCCCCTAATGGTCCTGTCAAGGCACAGGTACTGGGTAAGCATACCTTGGAAAAAGAAAACCAAGCAATGAGAGTTCAGAACTTCATGAACTATCAGCTTACAGAACAGATGCCAGAATACTTTGATGAATTTGAAAGAATGCTTTTTCATCTCCCCCTGATAGGTTCCTCGTTTAAAAAGATTTATTATGATGCTTCTTTTAAACGTCCTGTCTCAGAGTTTATTCCTATTGATCAGTTTTATGTTTCCTATAACGCATCGAATCTTAGGAATGCTGATCGCTACACACATGTCATTTACAAAAGTCCTGTTGATCTACACAGAGAGATTAAAGCAGAGATGTATGCAGACATTGATCTTCCTGAAGCAGGGATGGTTAATCCTACATCTTTCTCAGAAAAGATGGATACAATTATAGGACTGTCTCCCTCTAGTTCTTCTGATCCTCAATATGTTTTACTAGAGCAACATTGTTATCTAGACATTGATGAACCTAATTCAGAAGAAGGTGAGTCTCTTCCTTACATTGTTACAATTGAAGAACAATCAAAAGAAGTTTTAAGTATTCGTAGAAACTATGCCAAGGATGATCCTACAAAACAAAAGAAGGTACACTTTGTACATTATCGTTTTGTCCCAGGATTTGGTTTCTACGGTTTGGGACTCATGCATTTCCTTGGTAATCTGACTATGAGTGCTACTGCTGCAATGCGAGCATTGATAGATGCAGGTCAATTTGCGAATCTTCCAGGTGGCTTTAAGGCTAAAGGTGTGCGTATGGTAGGCAACAATGAGCCTATAGCCCCAGGAGAGTTCAAGGAGGTTGAAGCAACTGGTATTGATTTGAACAAGGCAATTATATCTCTCCCTTACAAAGAGCCTTCCTCGACGCTCTACCAAATGCTTCAGTTTGTAACTGCTGCTGGTCAGAAGTTTGCAGACAGCACTGAACAGATTGTTTCAGATGCTGCCTCCTATGGACCTGTAGGAACTACAATGGCATTGTTAGAAGCATCCAGTAAGTTCTTTACAGCTATTCATAAAAGATTACATAAGTCTCAAAGAGATGAATTTAAAATCTTAGCAAGTATTGATAAAGATTATCTACCACAGGAATATCCTTATGAGGTTCCTCTGGCAGAGAGAAACATATATCAAAAAGACTTTGATGGTAAGGTTGATGTTATTCCTGTAAGTGATCCTAACATTCCTTCTAATGCTCACAGAATGATGTTGGCTAATATGGCGTTGCAGATGGCACAGCAGTCTCCTCCAGGTATGTTCAACACAGAAGCCTTGAATAGAACTATTCTTAGTGCTGCAAATATGCCTAACCTAGACGAGATACTTCCTCCCAAACCAGAACCTAAAGCACTTGATCCTGTTTCAGATATCATGGCGTCTGTTAAAGGTATCCCTATTGCTGCATTCCCAGGACAGAATCATGATGCTCACATTCAAGTAAAGATGGCTTATCTGCAAGACCCCATGAATGGAGCCAATCCTATCATGCAAAGAGTACAACCTGTTCTGCAAGCCAATATACAAGAACATTCTGTTTTGAAATATCAAGAACAAGTCAATGGCATGGCTAAACAAGAACTTAGTACTGTTGCTCCAGAGTCTGCACAGAAACCAGAAGTTATTGAACTGGCCTTGATGGAAGCTGCCAAGCAAGTACAGAATGCTAATCAAGCAATGGGTATGGTACAATCTCCAGAACAACAAATGGTTGCTCTTGAACAAGCCAAGGTTGAACTAGAGAAGCAGAAGATGCAGATGGACCTTGCTGTTAATAATGCTGAAGCTGCTCTAGAGAATAAGAAACTAGACCTTGAAGAAAATAAACAAATGCTTGAAGCTACTAAAGCTGGTGTCACCACAGCAATGAAAGATGAGAAAGCTGAAGCTGACAGAGCCAGTAAAGAATCTATCAAAGCTATTGAAATGATGACCAAACTTTTAACAGCACAGATGAACCAAGAAGGTCTGGAAAAAAGGAGCATGACTGAGTTATTAAAAGATCAAGCCAATAGACAAGATAAGAATGAAATGCAAGCAGTTGATATGATTTTAAAACTAATAAAGGAGACAACTAATGCCTAACTATGGAAAGATACATTATCCAAATGATGTAAAAGGAATCACAGATGGGAAACCTACGCACGTAGTAGATCGTGCTTCCTCCTTTGGTGATTGGACAAAAGAAGATATTCAGGGTAGCAGAGCAACGCGCTCTAGCTTGGCTGAGTATGATGATAAGTACTGGAAAATGCCTGGGCCAAGTAAGATCAAATATTCTTAATGGATTTATTTGAAACTATAGCTCAAGTATATACAGATGAAATTGAGAACCAGAAGATTAGTTTAGCTCAAGGTAATCCTTCTGATTATCCTGCCTATAAACAAGTAGTAGGATATATAGCAGGATTAGAATGGGCTAAACAAAACTTGAGAGACATTGTACATAAACAACTTTATATTGAAGAGGAGTAAAATGCAACAGGCACATTTAGGTAATGCAGTAAAAAATAATCAATGGACTACTGATGAAGAAGAACAACCTGATCCAGATGTATTGCCAGTACTTCCAGGCTTTCATGTCTTGGTCAGACCTATATCTATTAAAACAAAAACCAAGGGAGGTATTATTCTACCTGATTCAACAAAGGATGATATGGCTTATCTCACCACAGTGGGGCGTGTAATTGCTCTGGGAGACATGGCATATAAAGACCAAGATAAATTTCCATCTGGTCCTTGGTGTGAAGTAGGTGATTATATCTGTTATGGTAAGCATATAGGTACAAAGTTATTTTATAAAAGTGTTAGGCTCATTCTTATGTTTGATGATCAAGTCATGATGAAGGTAGAAAATCCTACATATCTTGACCCTACATTTAATTTAACTAGTTTTTCTGGATGACTTGTAATTCCATACAAAATATGGTATAATAGTATATAACGTAAAACGATTGTTTCGTAAACAGCGGAGTAAAAAATGAACAACGATGATAACTGGGAAGAAGTTGATGTCCCTGAAAACCAAGAAGTAGATTATGAAATCGAGGAAGAAGTTCCTCAAGAAGCTGCTCCTCAAGAAAAAGAGGAAGACCCTAAAGAACTAGAGGGTATTCAAACTAAAGGAGCAGAAAAAAGAATTAGACAATTGGTTCGTCAAAGAAAAGAACGTGACGAACAGATTTCTCAATTGATGGCACAGAATGAGTCGTTAGTACAAAATCTGAACTCAAGAGAAAAATCTTTTAATGAAGTAAGCAAACTAAATATTGATGCTTCTGAAAAACAATTGACTGATAAAGTTACTCTGGCTCGTAGTGCCTATATGGAAGCATTCGACAGTGGAGAAAAAGAAAAGCTTCTTCAAGCTCAAGAGATGCTTAACGAAGCACAGGTAGATTTAAAACATTTAAATCTTACTAAAGCACAAATGGAAGATGTTGCCGAAGAGATTGAACAAGAACCAGTACCAGCACAACAAGCTGCATCTAAATCTACTCCTGATCCAAGGGCAGAAGATTGGGTATCAAAAAATGAATGGTTTGGCAAAGATAAAATTTTAACTGTTTCAGCATTGGCTTTAGATCAAGAACTTAAAGAAGAAGGGTTTGATACAGATAATGAAGAATTTTATAATGAAATTGATCGGCGGCTTGCAGAAGCTTTTCCACATAAGTTTACAGCCAATACAGTGGATGTGGAAGAAAATCAAAATCGTGTGCAGGAACCTACGTCAACTCCTGCTCAAGTGGTGGGAAGCAGTTCGCGCTCTGCTCCCAATTCCTCCAAAAGCAAAGTAAAACTAACAAAAGAAGATGTTAGGCTTGCCAATAAGTGGAACATACCTCTTGAAACCTATGCTGCACAGAAGCTAAAAGTTTCTAATGCAGATGGCGAATACACTGAAATTAACTAGCGCGGAGGACATGAAATGACACGCGAAAAATCACGTA